ATGAAAATGGTCATTTCCCCGGGTGATCGGGTACGGGTTACGCAAGTTCTAAAAGGTTACGAACGTGGCTACTATGCAGGCACCGTGTTAACCTGGACCGAGTCGGGCAAACTTAAAATTAGAGCGGATGCCGGCACAGTGGCAATTGTATCGAGCGAACTGGTCAAGAAGATAGCAGATGGCGCTGTGTGAATGGGTAAAGTACTGATGAGTAAGTTTCATGCAAACTAGGATGTTTCTTTTATCCACTTCCTCACTATAAACTTTTAATTAAAGCGAATTGAACCGCAGGGGGTTAAGACATCAATCCTGTTTGAAGGAATTATTATCGTACTCAGCCGCCCTCCTCTGGATGGCGGTTGTTTTTTGCCATATTCTAAATATTGTTGGCACTAGAGACTAGTCTCTTTTATTTAGCGATTCCATTGAGTTAATATAATAATGCATGTCAACTACAGCCAGATCTTATTGGGGTCTGGCTGTTTTAAGTATGACCTGATCATCTGATTTCGTCTCCAGTAATACTTTCCAGCGTCGACGGGAAACGGACAGTTCGGTCCCATCGGTCATGCAGACTAGGCTGATGCGATGTCTAGCCGATCTGGTCGGACCAAGGGCTGCAATAAAGTGTTGATTGACCAGCGTACCTTTATTGATGCGCAGCAGCGTTGTTGATTGAACCTCGACATCTTTCAGCGTCATGGTAGCTAAGACTCGTTTGCCGCCAGTCAGGTAGACATTGGAGTAGTTTCCGTCACCCAGCACGTATAGGATCTGGATGACGGGGATAGGTGCTTTATGACCAACAAGTTTGATAATACTCATAGTGTAGTGGATGTGGCTCTCGACCAATTTATGTCAAATTATTGAATTTTGGTCAAGGGCGATGAGGAGAATTGCTTACGCAACTGGTTTATTGATAAGCTTAAACTCGTACACCCATGCGTATGGATTTTCAGCCCATGAACCTTTCCCATTGATTGAGTCCCACAGCGATTGATAAGACGCTTTCCGATTCGCAGTAAGCCCCCTATACTCCCTTTTTCAAAACGTGCTTTCTGACACTACCCTGCCCAGCGGATAAAATTCATAAAAAGGCAGATGAGGAAGTTTAGCTTAGCTCGAAACAGTATAGAACTTTTCATACTATTCGCACCCGAGAATTGACTAATAGGCGGTTTTCGCATCTCCAGATTGGCCGCTACAAAACAAAAGTGCCCAACTCAGGGAGCTGGGCAATTCCGTTTACATAGGTTAAACGCATGACTGACTAAAGTGACGGCCAAAGTCTAACAGCATCGGCCCACCAGCCACTCCTCCCGCAGCCTGATGACTAATTGACTCAATAATGTTCCATTCATCGGCTTAGTAATAAACTCGCTGGCACCAAGTACCTGTGCTCGTTGTCGATCCTGCTCCTCATCAGATGTGGTTAGAATAACAATAGGCGTACACTGGTAAAGTGGGTGTTCCCGAAGTTGTTTCAGTGCCTCAAATCCGTTAAGCCGGGGCATATTTAAATCCAGAATAATCAATTCAGGTGTCGATCCGCTTTGTTCCAGGGCTTCTAATAAGGCCAGCCCATCGTGAGCAAAGGCGAGCTGGCATTGGGGGCTATTCTTAGCGAAAGCACTATTCAGCAAGTAGCGGTCATCCTCATCATCATCGGCCACAAAGACGCAGGTGTAGGAGTTTTTGGTCATCAGTAAGGCTGAAGGTTACAATGGATAAAAAGGGACATCTCAATAGCCTTTTATACAATCAGTCTGCCAGCTATTCAACAGACAATAGTACGGTGAACTCCGGTAGCATGCGCTTTGTTTGTTACTTAATCGACTAACTAGTTCACTGAACAAAGGACTTCCGAATGCGCTTATCCTAAGTAGCTGTTTTACACCACAAAACATAATACCGCTTATGGATACGATAAAGCCTTGGGTTGCCCTGCTGGATGCCGATGAAGATGACTACATATTCTGGCAACATGGCTTTCTCTCATGGGCCCAGCACCTGGAACTTTACTGGTTTAACTCCATTAGTGCGTATCTCTCAGCAACCTCCCTGGGCAAGGATACGCCGGTGGCTTTAGTGATGGATGGCGTGATACCCGATGGAGAGGAAATGAAATGGCTGAGTACCTTACTGCTCCATCCCAGTTGTCAACGGGCCTGTCTGATTATGTTGTCGGCCGAGGTAGATGACCAACAGCGGGAAGCCTCCGTGCGGCTAGGAGCGGCAGCCCATTTGCAGAAGCCATCGAGTTTGGATGAGCTAAAGGCAACGATCTTGCAAGTAAGTGCACATGTAACCGCTGGGAGCAATAACTAGTTTAACTACCTGAAGAGTCTAAACCAACTTAACGCGATGAGAAAGATAATCATAAGTAGCGCTTTACTGCTGAGCCTGATCAGCTTTCGTTTACAAGCTCAATCAACCGCATCAGGCAGTAGCAACACCGGCATTGGTACATCGGGATCAACACCAGCACAGAATGGCTCTACGGGCCCTACTGTGTCCAGCGGTTCAACTGGCAGCAAAACACAGAACACGGAGTCAAGCGAGCAGGGTAGTTCGAAAAGTAAAACTGGTAGTAGCCGCAAGATGAAAACCGGCAAGGCTAGTTACAAGGCTTCTACCACCTCTTCCGGCCGTTAAGTCTATTCATTGTAAAGGAGTATGTCTTGTATAAAAAGAAGCCCGGTTGAATCGCCTATGGCAACACTCGTGCTGGTCGGTGAAGCGTTCTCCCGTCTCACGCCAACTGATGATGTGCTTAACGCATATCTCAACATTCGAGAAACACTATGTGAGGTGATTGAAGAGATTACTGATTCAACTCCTTATGCTCATAGCTGCACTTTTTTAATAACCAAGCACAAGTAAGTTTAATGGAATTTATGCAGGGCAATATAAATGCGTTAGACGAACTTAAAAAGCGCGTCAGAACTAGTATCGAATTGATGCCTTGACGCAATTGAATTGTAGAAGCTATATCCATGATAATAGAAAAGCTCGGCCTTAATGAGGCCGGGCTTTTGCGTTCAATTACTTTGAGCACATGCGTTGATAACACCGTTTCCGCCCAATCGTATAGTCATCGATGAAGTTAGTATCAACTCAATTATATCCTACGCTCGTCATCAAGCCGAGTGTCCACCAACAGGCCTAAGCTCCGCAGGTAGCGCATTGTTACTTTAGGATCGGTGTGCCGGTTGTGACGCATTATCCTCATCAAATCTTTCGTCTGTATCCATAAGTGAACATAGCCGCCCCACACATAGATTTTTATTGAGCCGATCATTCTATTAGTTAACGAGTAGTTACTATAATGTACACCCTTTGGCACGAAAGCACCATAACAATCTTCTTTCATGGATTTCAAAGACCAAATTAAACAGTTAGCTGAGCGAGTATCCCGCTTAAAGGATTCTATTCAAACCGAGGAGGCCACTAAGAATGCCCTAATAATGCCCTTCATCAATGCACTGGGTTATGATGTATTCAACCCCTTTGAGGTGGTACCCGAGTTTATTTCTGACATTGGCACCAAGAAGGGCGAAAAAGTGGATTACGCTATCATGCGCGAAGTAAGCGATGGGCTTCCTGAGCCTTGTTTGCTTATTGAGTGTAAGCATTGGAAACAGGCTCTGACGCTACATGATAACCAGTTGCTTCGCTATTTCCATGTTACAAAGGCTCGGTTCGGTATCTTGACCAACGGTATCATTTACCGCTTTTACACGGACTTGGAAGAGCCCAACAAAATGGACTCAAAGCCTTTCCTTGAGATCGATATGCTCGACTTACGGGAAAACCAGGTCGAAGAACTAAAGAAGTTTAGCAAGCCCTACTTTGATGTTGACCTCATTTTAAATACCGCCAGTGAGCTAAAGTATACAGGTGTACTTAGAACACTGCTGCTAGAGGAATTTGCCAGCCCCTCAGAAACGTTTGTTAGGCATCTAGTTAAGGGAAAGTTGCAACAGGATAAGCCATTCACCGCTAAATCCCTGGAGTATTTCACGCCATTAGTTAAAAAAGCAATTCAACTAACTATTTCAGAGCAAATAACGGATAGGCTTAAAACGGCCCTAGTTGCTGAGGAATTGTCGCTGCCAATTCCAACACCTGCCAGTGAGCCGACTTCTAGTCAGTCAGAAGAGAAGGCAGGGCCAACAGTTGTGACAACAGCCGAGGAATTGGAAGGCTTTTATATAGTTCGGGCTATTCTTAGACCTCAGGTTGCAGCCGAACGTATAGTACACCGTGATGCTCAATCATACTTTGCTGTCTTACTCGACGATAACAATCGCAAGCCGATATGTCGGCTTAACTTCAACGGCCAAAAGAAATTTATCACTTTGTTTGACGAGGCCAAAAAGGAGACTAAGCACGAACTTGGCTCCCTAGATGATATCTTCAGCCACGGTGAGGCATTGGCTAAAACTCTCTCCTCCTATCTTTCCTGATAATGCATAGGCCATTCATGATCACAGTGTTGCGAGGCCAGCCGTAATTTGTCCTGCCCGAACTTACGGTTCAGCTTATCTATTACAGAGTAGGCAAGGGCTGAAATGCCCTTACCTACTCGACTACCCCAGCTTACTGTTGATTGGCTAGTTTGGCCCGCTCTTTCTGTATAGCATTTTCTCTGCGAGCAAGGAACCGGGCGGCATATTGTTCACCCTCCAATCGTTTATTATCGAACTGCGCGAACTTGGTTGGCACTGGTGGAGTTGGCTCGCCCTGACCACCACGGGTGATTTTGAATGGATGCTTCATAGGTTGTTTAGTTTAGCTCTTTCACGATCAATGGCCCGGTCACGACTGGCTAAAAACCGGGCCACGAATCGGTCACCGATGGCTCGGCGCTGATCATACTGCGCGAACTTGGTAGGAGGTGGAGTTGACTCGGCCTGACCACCACGGATGATTTTAAATGGGTGCTTCATACTACCTTGGTTTAAGTAATTTAACCAAGGTAGTGATTCTCGTGGCTTGCCCTTTGCTATTCCCGCTTACTGAGTGTTGTTGACGCTGGTCGGGCCATCCTTCTGCACCTGAGTCATAAGCCGCTTGACATCCTCAATTTGCTTGCACTGATCAAAGACCTTCACAATGAAATTGACCACCGACAACACCTCTCTGAGCTGCTTTTTACTCCGCTTCTTGGTTGAGGTCGTCAGCCAGTGATAGAGTAAGGTGTTGATGGCCTCCACTGGATACGAGGCATAGTGTTGCTCAACGAATGAATCCACGATCTTTAGCAGTTCACTTTGTGCTTTGTACACGTGAGGATTCACCGGAGCGGTTGAGGCCCCTGTGGGTTGGCTTGGTTGTTGATCTGGTATGTTCATTGTGGTTGGTTGTGTTTGATGCTGTGGAGGATAGATGCTGACTCAGAAAGGCGATTGTAGATTCGATCAAGGATCGTGTCTCTCACCTCATCAATGAGGTCAAGGGTAAGCTCTTTATCACCTTTCCACTCACGAACCGACTTTTCATATATGGTGAGTGCTGCTAGCAAAACATCAAGTTGAGAGACCTCAACGTGACCATCCTCTTTACCCTCAGCACGCAGGTAGACTGGCACATTGATGTAAGCGGGGTCGAAGGGTATTGTAAGCATCGGCCGGTTGTCAGCCGCAGGAGTGGTTTGGGCCAGTGTATTGGCCACTGATGGATTTGGGGTAGCCGTTGGCTCAGTAGAGGTTGTAGAATCCCCTTTCCCCACGTAGTTTTGCTCCGTGTTCATTTGAATTTAACGGTTTAAGTGAAACATCACCCCTCTGCTGCATCCGCCAAGATCATAGCATTGGGGTTTTTCTTTGCCAATATGGTTCATACGGTCCAGCGGGCAACCTCATCGGTACTATTTCGCCTTTTCTGTTCGTCAATGGCATTACAATATTACAAAAACTTTGTATTTATACAAAGAAGGCTAGCAAAAAAATATCTATTTAAAGAATGTGGCTATATCAATGCTCAACGCATCCGCTATTTTCTGTAATGTCTCAATTGTGAGGTTTTGTTTACCGCTTTCATACAGACTAAAGGTTGATTCGGCCACACCCACTTTCTCTCCAATTTCTTTTAACGTTAATCCCTTCACTTTCCGAGCGTCACGAACCTGTTGACCAACCTTTTGCTTTATATCAGCCATTACTATATGCTTTATGTATGTAAAAATACATATTTTTGACTTAGTATCTATACAAAGTCACGTTAAAAATTAACCACTTAATCAATCTGATACGCCGAATTTAATGCCTAGTTGCCTATGGCTAAATAAAGATTTTCTAAAAGGGTAGTTTTCCCATAGGAATTTAATTTGTAAAAACAGTTCTTGCAAATGACTATTTTGTAACCTTTCATATATTATTAAAGGGGATTGTGTGATCCACAGAAAGGCTTTATCTTTTTAGGTGGATGGTGGTGGCAAAGCAAATGCTCTATTGAGGCCAGCCCTACTGAATAGGTGAGTTCCCAGTGATAACTAAAACTTAAAACAAACGCCATAATCTCTCTGTAGAGTTTATAAGGAAGTCAAACCCATATCTAGGCATTATTACCTGAGTTATAAAACGCCATCAATCATTATGCGAAAAAGTAAATTTCTACTAGGTGTATATTTTTTGATAACAATTTTCTCCACAATAAGTATTGCTCAAATCAAGGGCACTCAAGTTGTAGCTGATGATAGTTACTTGATAGTTGATGGTAATAAAATAGAGCTTGTTGAGTCATATTATCCCCCTGATAAATGGACTTTGCATAATTTAGCGGTCCTTAATAAAGGGTATTATTCACCTAAAAAAGATGAAGAAGACCAGTATACGTTGAGTTTTGGCCTGCATACTAAGGAAGCTCTAGGAAAAAAAATAGAAGATGAACACATTTATCACACTTGGTGGCATCCAAATCAAGCTCCTGTGTATACAGGTGACAATCCAGCAATTTCCTTCTCTATAAGTATTGCCTCGTATAAAAAAAAAGCTTTACAAAACGTACAATATTGGTTTGCGGTAGAGGATGAGGGTATTGTTGAAGTTAATGACGCTTATCAAATTGATAAGAACATAATTAAACAAGGAAAATTAGTTCTATTTAAAAATTTACGTCTGAAATACGTTGATTTAGACGATCACTCCGACGACTCAACTTATAAGGCCCCAGTTTATCCTGAGAAATTAATTTCGGGTAAACTATTTTTACCGGGATCCGAGAATGAAATACCTATTGCTAAATCTAAATTAACAAGATTTTGCGATCAATATGACTTACAGGACTATTATAGTGGCCAGGAGCCTAACTATCACGAATATAAATTAGATAAAGAGATTTGCAAGAAAAAAGATAACCCCTACTGCACAGTTGACAATGTTTTTAAGCATATGGTATCAAATCTTAATTATGCAGCTCCAGGTAATATAGATGCCTTACTAAATCCTGATTTTAATTTAACCTTCATAGCTGGAAAACCAATCTTACCAGCCGGATATGACCAGGAAATTTTAAAACGCCGAAATGAAGGAAATCATATCTGTGATTGTATGGTAACCAACTTGTTCGGTTTTGGTGATCCTTCGAATGGTACTAGAGATATGTATGAAACGCTGAAAAGAGTCCTCTCTCCTGAAGCGTATTCTGGTCTTATTTATGAGAAAAATGCGAGCCCAATTGTCAACAGTGTATATCCCGAAAAACATATGGTTGTCAACCGTACGTTGCCTAGTCACTTTCTCTACCCTGGCAAGGTGACCAGGACAATTTTAGAGTTAGATGGTAAGGTAATTGTTCGTACGATTGGTGTAGGTACAACGGCAAAGAGTACGCTTAACAAAGAGGTAGGTCTTTATTTATTCGACCGCATTAATTATAACCTTTGGTTTGATTTTAATGTCATTGCTAGCTTACCTCGGTTACAAAATCTAGTTAAAGATGTTCCATGCAAAACTTCAGCAACTTTAAAGTCTGTCGACTACAACTATTTAAAATGGAAGAATAACGAAATTATATTAGAACCTGAAAAATATATATCTTATCCAAACAGCATAGGAATACAGCAGTCTGGGGTTATAATAAGAAATAAAAAATATGATTTTGATGGTGCTGATTTATCAATCTTATTTTACGCGAACATAAACACTAAACCACTCATAGAGGTTGAGTCCTTCCAGCCTCATCAATGGCCATATCCGACGCCTATTGGGTACTCGGAGGAAATGAAAGAGCCTTGGGTGGATATAAGTCTTAGTTATGGAAAGGAAAAGCCCTACGTTAATTGGATAAATGTTAAAAATGAAGGCACAGTAACTGTTAAAAACGCTAGTAGAAATATAAACGGGAAACGCGTAGATGGCAAATTGATATCCTTTGAAGACATTATTATGGTACCTGATCCCAACAACACACCTAGAGAATTAAGAGAAACTATATCCTCTATACCAAAACAAACGATATCTGGAATGGTTTTTTGCATTTTAAAAAAATAGTAATTCCTACTTAATTTCATACACTAATTCCATATAGTGTTATAGAACTTACGTTGTCATCAGCAGTTGAGCCAAATAGATAGCCCTGTGTGCTGACTGAGACTCATATGCAATTGCCTGTTTTCAGGACAGCGACATTCCTGACCGGTCGGCTTCTGTTTCGTCTCCCAATAGAATGGCCGTTCCATGAAAAGCTAAATCAAGTCGATATGATATCATTTCAAGCTCAAGAAATTGTTTGATAACCTTCTGATCAGATAGGTTTCATGAGGCTGCATAAACTAGCCATAGTGTATGCAGCCTCCTCTACAGTTCAATATGGAACGAGGACCATTGTGCAGGTGCGACCCGACACGTAGTTATTGACTTTGCTGAGGTAGTAGAAATTGTCATTCAAATCGAGTGACCCGGCCCGAACGGCCCGCAGCCGAACCGGTGCATACAGATCAAGCGTGGCGAAATCCACAGGCCGAAAGTAAACCGATGGTGTTAACTGTCGTGGCCTTCTCAGCATCCGGCGCAGAGCGTTGAAATAGCGTTGTGACATCGTCTGCTCACGGCTATACACGCTTGATGGCTTGTCAAATCCAAGGCCAAATGCGTTGGCAACCGTTACTACCCCCTCTGGCCTTGCGTGCCACCAGCAGCCCGTGAGCGGAACGGGTGTTTTGGTCACGGAGAGGTCCTCATTAACAACATTCACCGTGACGACCACCGTGCGGGTTGGCTCAGCCAGGAGCAGGCACGGCGGTGCGGCCTGTCGGGATACCTGCACACTGGCTCCCGATCCCGAGATGGCCCGCGTTTTGATCAACGGTGGGCTTCCGTAATTAGCCAGGGTGGCCGAGGAGGAGATGACGGCCGAGAAAGGAAGTTCAAACAGGGTAGTTTCCAAAGGAATGTTCTGTGCGCCACAGGTGATGACTCCATCGCCCCAACCAAGCAGGGTCTTGTCGTCCTGTTGCTTCCATTTCAAGAGGTTCTTTTGGCCGTAGGGTGATATGGTTACCGCGTTCTCAGGCTCGGCGCTCTCCTCAATGCAGTGGCTCAGGTCCTGCACATTGGCTTCGTTGGCAATCACCGCATCCAGCGTGCGCAATTCGATGGTGCGGGCTACCTCGTTCACCTCATAGGTACCCGACATCATCAGAGCGATGGATTTGAGAAGCTCTGCGCAGGTCAAATCGGGCATGTTGGTTGATACAAGCCACGTGTCACCGGCTTTGATGGCCACATCCGGCTGAAAGAACGCCCAGGTGTTGGCCTCATTGATAAAGCCAATATGCGTGAACTGCGCGAAGGTGGTTTGTTTGCGTAGAATAAACCGAATTTGAATCTGATCACCGGCCTTACAGTCAATATGTTCATCCAGCGTGATGATTACGTTGGGCACATCCCCGAAGGTGAAACTTCCCCACGGCCCGCCGTGTGACACGTATTCCTGCGCCACGTTCTGGCCGTTCTTCTCTACAATGAGCATGGCTTCGACCGCGCCAAAGTCTACCTGTAGGCTGAACTGTTGAAAAGCCATGACATGGAGTCGCATGGCCACATCACACACGTAGCGGGATGATTCGGCCTTGAAATTGTTCTGCTTGCCATCGACCCACCCTGTCAGCGGTTCGGCGTCCCGATTGAATTGCAGCATGCCGTCAAAGGTGCCAAACGGCGGGATGGGTGTGGTGCCGGTTACGGTTACTCTGGCCATGCGGGCCTGCTGCCAGTCAAGATCATGCGCCACCGGCTCATCTTCGACAAACGGGATGATAAGCCGGTTATAAAGTGCATCACTTTGCCAGTCACCCACGGCCCGGTAGCCGAACCGCTGCAACATGGCATTGATGACCGACTTGGCGTAGATGGCCGGGGTGAGCGTGTCCTGCGCAAACACACCGTTATCAATTGACCCGTAATCAATGGCCGGATAAATACACCCTTCGGTTTTGCCTGCCAGTGAGATGATGGTGGGAATCGTCCACGGATGATCATAGCGGCTAAGGTCGAGGTCTCCTAACTTGAGGTCAGCCAGTTGCTCAAACAAACCTTTGAGTGGAGCAGTGAGTGATACCTTCCAGCCACCTTGAAAGGAGAGTAGCGTGGCATTCCAGATTGACACCTCACCCTCATCAACGAGTTTGGCCGGGATGAGCCGGTACGGGTCACGGCCACCCGCATCGACCTGCTCAGCGTTCTCAAGAAGGGAACGAATGGCCTGTGTGTCGGGGAGGGTGAATAGATTGGCGTAGGAGGAATTGATGGCCGTGGGATTGCTGAGATCGTTGGCCTGCTTGGTGATGGCTACCTCAACCTGAGCTACCCAGGTGTTGTATAAATAGAGTCCGTCTTGCATAAATATAGCTGTCAGTTAGTATGTGATTAATAGGTTCTCCCTTTTTTAGCTTGTACCCGTTTGGCGGTGGTATTGCCACCCTGCGGTTTACCCTTTCTGGTGAACACCGCCGACCGTATGCCATCAAGAGCATGGTTCCACTGGCCAATCGGTGTGTTAGTAGCCTTACCTCCCTGCGTGATCCAAGTGTAATTATCCCGCTCGGCCTTGATGTTGCGGCTCCGCTTGGTATAAAACACGTTGTACTCCTTGAGCTTCAATATGCCCGCATTGATTGAACCCGGCCCTTTCTCACAGCCACGTGCATTGAACCCTTTCATGAACACATTGCCCGGCTTATAGTAGCCTCTCCGTATCTCCTCAATGCTCTTTGGTTCGGCTTTGTCGCATATTGTGTCGATGGTGGCCGGTAAGCCAGTCAAATGAAGCTGATCAATGATGTCCTGATTGGTCATGTCAGTCTCATAAAACAGCTCATCCAAATAAATATTCCGGCCTGTGATGCCGATGCGGGTGGCTGCGGTCGGGTCATTGCTGAATCCAAAGTCAAGGCCAATGAACTCCTCATCCAGGTGGTCAGGGTACTCATCGATTTGCGCCCAATCATAAAAGATGGTGAGCTTACTTGATGGTTTGGGGTCACCCTGATACAGTGCGTTGAAGGTCAACTCACTGTCCCGCTGCTTCTTGAGCATCTTGGCTTTAGAGTGCTTCTGCGGCCACAGTGCCTCACCCACGGCCCGGTCATCGTAGTCATTGACATCGGGTGTCTTCAGGGCCGGAAAGTTCAAGAGTACCCACCCATCGGGATTGTCTTCTGAGTAGTAGCCATCTTGATCAAGAAAGCGGCCAGCCGGGTCATCCTGATGCCAACGTGTTGTCACGTACAGGATTTGGCTATCGTTGTGGAATCGAGTGTCTACCACTGTTTCGAGCCAGCCCCACGCTTGTTCTCTGATGGTTGGTGACTGAGCCTCTACCTGATCCTTGATTAAGTCATCGAGGATGGCAATATCAACCGGGTCACCAGTCAGGGCACCACGTCGGCCCACCGCTTTCAATGAGCCACCCGTGCCGACAATATCAAATTCCTTTTGCGTCTTGGTCAGTCCTTCATCACGGGCCGTGGCCAGCCGAACGAACGGGAATACCTCACTGTACTCATCCGAGTCGATGCGTTGTTGGATTTCACGCGAGAACTTGGTGGCCTTGTCGGCTGCGTAGGAGAGCACCGCAATCTTTAAATCAGGACGAAGGCCGAACAGATAGGCCGGAAAGTTGCGCGTAGACAGCTCACTCTTACCGTGCTGCGGTGGGCAGGTGATCATCAGTTTTTTGATCTTACCCTCGGCAAAGAGTTGGAGGTGGCCAGCCATCACCTGATGAAACGGTTGGGTTTCATACTTGGGGTTGACGTACTCCACGAAGTCGATATAATTGAGCCGTGCCAATTGCAGGTCAATCATTCGCCCCTTACGCTCAAGAGCTGCATCAATGTCAGCAATGTCCACATCTTCAAGTGTCATTTCCCTTTGCTGGTTAGCTCTTTACGAAGTTTGCGAAGCTCAGATACCGTTAGATTATCCAACTCATTGGTGATGATGGTGCCAGAATGTTCGATTGATCGCGATGGTGCGCCATAGCTGGAGTCCATGATGGCTTTATAAGCCGAGGTATCACCAGAAAGCGCCTTGATAATCTGAACAGCGGTTAGCAATGCTTCAGCCTCATCATTGGTCGCAAAGCCCATTTTTTCCAATAGACTCGCGTTCTTTTTGCTATAGTTGGCCATGTTGACCACTTGGCCAAGGAGCTCTTTTACAATAGTGGATCGATTCCTCTTGCCTGGGGTTCGTCCTTTCTTGGCGGGTTGGTTTTCAGCGGAGAATAGCCCCTTGGGATTTCCCGATTCTCCTTTTGGAAATGGCATATCATTCGGTTTTTATTGGGTTTTCTAGACTTCACAGGTCATGACGTATTGGCTCAATCGATAGGCATAAACTCCACACTAAATGCCAGGTGCTCACCCGTAGCGGCATACTCGTTATTGTATTGGCCAATTAAACTGGCCGCATACCCCAGAGCGTCGTAGAGCATAAAGCTCAGCCGAAGCCCGAGTTTAAATCGGGTCTGCTTCTGACGTTTAACTAACTCAGTCATGGCTGCATCAGCATCTCCCTCCTCGGACACCACCTGGTCAAGTAAATGCTGGTCACCAGGTCCGAGAATGCCCACTATTGCATAGCCAAATCCCGGTGGATGGCCGTAGGAACGGTAGTATTCGTATTCAATGACCAGTCCACTAACATTGTCGAAGATGGCTTCGGGAGTTTCAACTGCTTCATCTACTGCGGTGGGGTCTATCGTCAGCGCCAAGGGAGACTCAAGTTGGTCGAACTCTGGACTTACCTCCATTGTCAGGTTGAGGGTATAGGTATCCGGTTCGAGGACTCGTTTGCTGCGGTGAAATCGGCGTTTGAAAACCTGCGCAAGGAAAGGAGTCTCAGCCTGACCGTTGTTGAACTCAACTAAATGAATCTCCACCGTCAATACCTCAGCTGGAGACTTCTTGACAGCCAGAGTTTGAGCATAATGAAATGCGGCTTGCCGAGCAGTTAGCAAGTCGGCGTCAATGAATGATCTTGTCGTGTTCTGGTCAGGCTGCTCCCAGTACTGGACCTCGACAATGTATCCGGCCGTTGGTGTCAGTGTGTTCATGGTTTCTATGTTTTAGCTGTGAATTGGTCTCAGAAAGCGGGACTGGCTGAGGATTGATGATCAAATGAATTCAGTGAAGGCCTTGCCGTAGTCGGCATTGGCTTTTCAACAGGTGGGGCCTCATCCGCAATGCGGTTCGTAGCTACATCGACCCACAACACAGCTGTACCTGTCTCGCCATCCCTACTCTTGATGATCCCGTACTCAAGCTGCTGATCAAAACGGGGCTCTTCGTATTGCCCGCCATTGGCCTCCGCAGCATCACGAGCGGCCTTCTCTTTGTAGTAATCATCTCGGTAGAGCATAATGATCACTGTAGCGTCCTGCTCGAACTGACCCGTTGAGCGCAGGTCCGACATGCCTGCCCGTTTACTGCCTTGTCGGCTCTCAACGGCCCGGCTCAGCTGAGCGAGTTCGATGATGGGACAGTTTAGGCGCTTTCGTAACCGCTGGAGCTTATTGGATACGCTGGTGAGGACATCATACTCAGCCGATGATTTGATGGTGCGGTCAGTCAATTTCTGGACATAATCGATAATGACCAGGCCAATGCTATAGCGTTTTTTCCAGTGGAGCAGTTTGTAAGACAAATCATTCACATCGGCGTTGTGATCATCATAGAAATGAATAGGTAGCTGCTCGATCCGGCCAACGGCTTTCTGAATCATCGCAAACTCATCCCGGCTGATAGTACCCCGCTTGATTCGGGAATAGGCAATGCCGGTTTCGTTGGCAATGATGCGGTTCATCAGTGATTTGGCGGGCATTTCCAGTGACAGGAAGGCCACTGGTACTCCTTCTCTGGCCGCAGCAATGGCATGGAAAACGCCTGCTATACTTTTGCCCATTCCTGGCCGACCTGCGATCATCACGATATCCGAATCCTGCCAGCCACCAAGTACCCGGTTAAGTTTACCCAGGCCCGTATTGACGCCCGTGAGCCCACCTGTTTTATTCATGGCTGATTCAAGAGAAGTCACGGACTCCCGAATGATGTCGGTTAGGCTTTGATCAGTGCCAATGGCTAAACCAGCCGATACTGAATCCATAGCTTTAGTGAGTACATCGACAATCTGACTGATTGTATCACCGGATCGGACACTAGCCAGAATGGCTCCGGCTGACTCAATGGCCATCCGCTTGACCCATAGCCCCCTCAGGTGTGTGCAGGTATCGGCAAACTCGGAGGTCTTGGCCTCAGCCGGTAGGCCCATCAAACTGATGCCCATATCGATCAGTCTGGCTGTAGTACCGTTGGCGTTTATACGTTGCAGAACGGAACCAAGTTTAATGGCCTTCCCCTCATCATAGAGCATACATAGAGTATTAAACAGGATTCGGTACCCCTCATGGGTCAGCACCTCACCCGTACCGAGCCGCTCCCGAGCATCAGGCATGAGCTTTGGTGAATCCAGCAGGATGGCTACTAACGCTCGTTCAGCGGCTGAGTCAGTTAAAGAAGATGTTTCCATACCTGAATTAGTAGCCTCGCTGGTTTTTCGTGTCTTGTAGTTGCTGTTCATAGTCAAGGAGTAATTTTGCTTCTTCTAAATCGTCCTGTTCTGAGACAGGCACCGGATAGGTCAAGTCAGGAGTTGGCTTCAATCGTGAACTGTTGAGATGCCGATAGTCTTTCCGTTTCAGTATATCATTGATTGGTTCAGAGCGTGTCATACGAGTTCGCGGTATGGTTTATTGGCGGGGAGGTTCTGATGAGATTGAATCGCAGCTAAGTGTGGGGTGCCTGGTAACTGATTCGTTGTCTTTGGTGCTACCTCAAATTCACTTTCCCAAACCCGATGCTTCAAATAGCGCTCGGGATCTTTTCGATATTGGGGATCGGGCTGGTAGGCTTTGTACTTCTCAACAGCATCATATGCAGCCCGCTGCTCATCGGTTGACAGCTTATTCCATTCCTTCAGCGTAGTGGATTTACTGCCTGTCTTTTTACCATAGTGATTCCAAAAAAGATCGAACTCACCCGGATTATTTGTTTTACTAGTTTTATCTGTTTTATTAGTTTTAGTTGTTTGCACTTGTATTGCAGTGGTATTGCACTGTAATTGCATTTCTGCAATTGCCACATTCTCTTTATTAGCGTCGCTATTGCAGTGCTTTTGCAGAAATGCAATAGCGAGTTTAACCTTGGTGCCATACCCTTTACTCTGCATGAGCACTTCAATCAATCCCCACATAGCCAGGTCATCAATAGCTTTTGCCAACGTATGCTGTGAGCCAATGAATGTCATTTGCATCGTGTATAGCACCGGCAAATCCAGAATTTCACGGTTCGTCCGATTGCGCAGCTCACAAATCCAGGTGTACAAACTCTGATGGTGAGACTTACAACCCATCTGCATCGCTTCGTTCTGCTCTACCTCAGCATAGAAGGCTTTGGTTAGCTGATATCCACTGCCAATCATAGGAATAGTGTTAAAGTAGCCTAGTGGCTATGCTGCCTGGAGGGCTCGTTTTGGAGAAAGAGAGTTGAGCCAGTTGTGCAGGCTTTTGAGGTCAGAGACAACGTGCGTTTGACTACTTGGCTCAAGGGGGATGCATCTCATTGGTTTACCAGCCAAGAGCGTGATGATTCGGCAAGGTTGACCTTTTATGAATGCTCGAATGATAAAGCCGAATGAAGCAGGACCGCACAAGAGTACTTCACCATTTGTGGCTCGTATTGCTGAGGTAATTTGACTGAGAGTCATACCGCTTTACGCCCTCCTCTACGCTGGTGTCTTATGTTAAAATTTTCTTCTGAGAGTAGATCAAGTTCTGAAGTGGGAACTCGATCATTTTTTGATAACCAGTCAATTACGATAGCTTTGTCAAAAACCAGCCGTTTACCTACCTTCTTGACACCTGGAATTTCATCTTTAGCAATCTTTTGGCGAAGAGTAGATTCGGGGATTGGCAATACTGATACGAGCCAATCAAAATTGCCGTAAAGAGTGTCATTAGACAAAGTGGATGGGGCTTCACGTAAATGCTGACGAATGTCAAGCAAGAAACTCTCAATTACGCCAAGGCGTCGGTCAATAGAAGCAAAAGGATTATCCATGTGTCGTATATGAAAATGTACGACACGAAATTGAAGTAGCTTTAGTGTTATTCCCGGGAGTTCCCGGGCAAGAAATTTATGGTTGTCTACCAATAGCGACCATTAATTCATCCAAGGCGGAATTTAAAGCACTTTCTCTATTTTGAAGATAAGGTAAAACTGCTCTAATATTTTTTGCAGCCTCCCTCCCCGCTGTTCGTTGATTTGGTTCAGTTAAAGTCATATAATGATCTTTATATAGTTTATACCCGGCTGTCGAACCTGAGTATCCAAATTGTTCGGCGATTTCTTTACTGTTCAATTCATTTAGAGTTTCTCCAGTGTATTGATAGAAATAGGCAATCTGCCTTAACGACAGCCTTTCTATCTTTTCAGAACCCTCTTCTACAGAATTACATACAAATATTCCATCATGCAATGAGGGGTGAAAGTGAGTTAATTCATTAATTTCACTTATTAGACCAGCATAATACCCGAATTCCCAGAACATTGCATGATAGACATGGCTTGGAGATGCAGTTTTATAAAATTCCCAAGCAAGACCACGCTCTTTACTATGATGTTTATAGAGATTATGCAAATTTTTGAGGCAATAAGAAAGCCCTAGCTGGGCATTGAGGGGCAAATTGGGGGAAAGATGCTTAACATAAACCTCAACTCCATATTGGTAACCTCTCACATAGCTGCCTTTATAATCAGCGCCATTTAAGTTAGTTATAACATTATCTTCATCTTTAACAGGTATAAGCTCACTGTTAAATAGCAAAGCAGCTATGAAGGGATTGTAGACCTTGTAAGTGTAGCTGTCTGAACTACCTTGCACACTACCACTTTCTACAATATACTCTTTGAAGTATTCATACCTCTCACTTTTTAAAAAGGTCTTTTTATCAAGAAAATAACGGGTGTCCTTCTTTTCCATGTTGGTAGTTACAGATTGTCAAAAGCCGCATCAATCAAATCACTCTCAAATGAAGCCAGGTAGGTCTGAGTGATAGTTTCAGTCTGATGTCCCATCGCTTCAGAAATAATGGCTGTCGAAACGCCAGAACGCTTCAGTACCGTAGCAAAGCTATGCCGTGCGACATAGGTAGTCAGTGGTGTTTCGACGCCTGCCAGCTTACCAATGTCCTTTAAGTCTTGGTTCACCTGACCTTTGATCTTGTGAAGCCGGTTGGCGATCTGTGAGGAAGTTTGATGCTTCTCAAGGTTGAGGATGCCAAACACATAGGATTCAGGACCGGCAAATGTCAGTGGCCGGTAGTAATCCAGGATTGTGGCTAGTTGAGTCGACAATTTTAGATTGAACAAGCCACCCGTTTTCTGACGAACATATTGCAACCGGCCACCCTGCACATTACGCCAGCGGAGTTGAGCCATATCCACGTAGTTGATGCCACCACCATAATACGAAAACAGAAACAGATGCTGAGCCAGCAACAATCTTGCTGTAGTCACCTCAACTGTTTCAATGCTGCGGATATCATCTTTCGTGATAGACCGTTTACGAGTGGACAAATCAAACTTGGCCAGGCTGAATTTATCCCGCTGAGAGGTATGTCGGCTGAATGGATACAAATCGGCCGGTAGCAGCTTTTCACTGATAGCCCTATTGATGGCCGCTCGAAGCGTTCGAAAGTAAACGCTCATGGTCGTGTCCGTACAGCCTTCACTACGCAGGTGCGTTTCGAAGCGATTGAGAAACGGTACGTTGACATTCGACAGTGGACAGTCTTTATCATGCAGAAACTTAGCCAGCACCCGGCGCGTGTCTCTGTACACATTTGAATTACCCACCTGCCTGGCTTCCTGTAGCTGGTCGACAATGTTTTGCAGATGACTCAGCAACATAACTCCACCACGCTCCTTTCGGGGTTTCTTACTGGCTTCCGTTACCGCATCGATAATCATATCAATGGTGAATGGATGGCCAATGTCCTGTAGTCTTTTGGCTGCTTCTGCGTAGGTCGTTTCCCATTTCTTGATCAGTGCCAACAACCGCTTCTGCTCAGGGTGACTCCGACGAGGTAATTCTTTCTCGACATCCCATTGAGCCCGTGGACAATTCTCACCAATGGAGATATATTTGCGCCCACCATCCTTTGTGATCCGCAAGCGCAAAGGGTGTGAGCCATCAGCCAGCGTCTTGCTGGTATAGAGCAT